AATGCCTGATGTGTCGGCACTTTGTACCAGGCCTGTGCTGGTACTTGCGTTTATGATGACGGCCATTATGCTACTCCCTTCGGATACTTAGCCTTGACTGCCAAGCAGTCAGCAATGTATTTATCAATCTGTGCTTGGTCACCCTTTACTATCGCATCGAGGTAGTCTGTGACTGGCGGATATTCTGCGGCTCGTTTAGCAATATAAGCATGAGCATCTACATAAGCCTGAACTGCGGCTTTATCGTATGCGACTTCGTTGCCGTCTGCATCGTAAGCAGTTTCTCCATAAATTGATATTACGGATGGATTAAGAGCATAAATAGCGTCATGTAAGTTCATGCCGCTATCTCCATAAGAACTATAACCGCAGTTGGCTGACCGCCAGCGTGAGGAATATTAAAGTAAACAGTCCCTGCTGAGTTTCCAGTATTTTTAAAATATGGTGTATATGTAATGCTAGATGTTGTTGCTGGGCTGTCTAAATACAATAACGAATATGGTGCTTGCATTCCACTAGCACTAGCATGTATAACGCCTTGACCTTGAGTAATTAAATTTGTTGAATTTCTGTACAGAGTCATGTTCATTTGCAAATTTCCGCTAGCAATATAACCATTTGTGCACACATTTATTAATATTTTACTTGTCGATGCGGTAGGTGTAATGCTAGCACTTAAACCTGACGGTACATACGCTGTTGATGTTGTTGAATCATATGCCGTATAAAGTTGCTGAACCACTTGCAACACAGAACCAGTAGGTAATGCGGCTTTAGGAATAGACTGACCAGTAGAGCCTGTGGTAATGATTGTGCCGTTTGCAGTCGGCAAAGTAAGTGTGGTAGTACCCGCTACTGCTGGTGCAGATAGCGTTACTGATCCAGATGTATCGCCTGTAATTACAACTGAACTCATATCTTATCCTTATAGAACTACCCAGCGTTGTCCGCTAGGTACGGTTACAGTTACGCCAGCTCCGACAGTAATCGGCCCAACGGATAATCCATTCTTGCCAGTAGTCAGCGTATAGTTTGAGCTGATCGTTAACGAGTTCTCAAAGATAACTCCACCAGCTTGAGCGCCACCAACGCCACCCCAGGCACCATTGACATAACCCTCAAACGAGTTAACTGATGTATTGTATCGAAAATAACCATTTGCCGGAGACCCGTCGCGATCACCGGTTGCTCCTGATGGAATAATTGCCGATCCGGTAGCGCTTGTCTTGATAACAACAGTTGACGTATCGACAATGGCAAATGACCAGGCAGATCCGCTATATACCTTTAAGCGATTTGCGACAGTATTGAAATACAGATCGCCGGCACTTAACGCATTGCCGTCATTGTCTAAAGTTGGGTCAGTAGAAAACGCGCCCAGGTAAGTATCAGTAAATTCATCTAAAGCAGCAGCGGCGGCCGTTGCACTATTAGCCGCATTTGTTGCAGATGTTGACGCATTACTTGCACTTGTCGCCGCATTACTGGCTGACGTAGCCGCATTTGTCGCGTTAGTTGAGGCATTTTGAATTGCTACGATATTACTTGCATTTGTATTGATTGATGCAATATTCGTCGCGTTTGTATTGATTGATGCAATATTTGTAGCTGCCGTATTAACGTTTGCAATATTTGTCGCCGTTGTGTTGACATTAGCTATAGCCCCAGCCACCGTATTAACATTAGCAATATCAGTGCCTACGGTATTTACATTTGCAATATTTGTGCCAACCGTATGAATTTCTGATACGGCTTCATTAAGATCGTCAGCAACAGTATTAACATTAGCAATACCAGTAGCTACGGTATTTACACTGGCTATATAAGTACCAACACTATTTACGTTTGCGATGTTGACAGCTACAGTATTAATTTCTGATACGGCTTCATTAAGATCAGACGCTACGGTATTTACACTGGCGATATTAGTAGCTACTGTTTGTACGTCAGCAATGTTATCAGCAACCGTGTCAACCTCAGCTAGGGTAGGTCCCATGGTTAGACCGTCAGCGGCTGAATTAACCACTAAGATCTTGTCGGCTTCTAATTCTTCAATCTTAATACCAGTAGTTGTACTAGTTTCAACGACCTTAACCGAACGATCTAATTGCTCTTGTAATTGTGTCGCAATTAAGGTCAAACGGTCCAAGGCTCCTTCGTGGGTTTCAGCTAAGAATGGATCACCTTCAACATAGTCTACGCCTTGTGTAATCGCAGTAGACCTTAGCATTACTACCTTATAACCATTGGTTAAGTTATTATTTAAGGTAACCGTTGCATACTTTGTCGACGCATTAATTGAAATCGTATAATCAAATGTACCGGCGCCATTTCTAGTTTGAAGAGTTTGAACCCCCGCTGTAGTAACTGTATAAACGGCTAAATCAGTAACAGCAAGTACTGGTGCATTAAAGTAAAAAGTAGATGTAGCGCCGTTACCGGTTTGTACAACTCGTCTTAGTTCTGTCTGTACTGTCATTGTGTTAGACCTCTTAAGTTGCCCCCGTAAGGTACCTGTTGACTAGGCGGTATAAAAAACTCCTGGTCATTTTCTCTCATTATACGCATTTCCATGCGACGAAGATACCCTGGATTAGCTAATTCTTGCAACTCGTACAAAAATAAATAATCAAGCGCTTGTCTCGTATAAAATAGGTTTATAAACGGGGTATTGTTAATTACCATCCGCATTGCATTACCAGCAAAATCTTCGCCAGTCCTAAAACGCGTCCATAGTTCAGCTAAATCGTCAACTTGTCCGAATGTAGGTCCTGCCAAGGTAGACAAGAATGAACGTCCGTAACGACTATATTCACCAAATAAGAAGTCGCCATAGATGCCAAGACCACCGCCCTGACTCATGGCAGCAAACATCAGCTTAGCGTCTTTTTCAACGTCACCGCTAAAGGTCCGTGGTTCCTTGCCCTTGAGGATATCCTTCATGACCATCGATCCGTAGCCAAAGATTGTGGTAGCAGCCATCAAGTGCACTAAACCAGTAATATCTTTCTGATCTGATCCGTACAGTTCACGGCCAACACCCCGGCGTAACATTGTCACAGGGAACGACTTAAACTGCATAATCATGCGTAAGGCTTCACCGACTACGGTCCCGGCTTCGGTACCCTGATTTAACATGGCTCGTTCAGCAGCTCCTGGCATCGGCACCGCGTAGTCTGACCGGTCTTGGAAGTAAGTATCTAGACTAGAGATTAATTTGTTTCTAGCAGTTGCAATGTCGCGTTTAGTAGGTTTAGCGGTTCCGGTGGCTTGTAGGTATGCTTTGACTTCGGCGTCAGTCATATCTTCTAACGCATGGCTGACTAGGTATTGATTGCCATCTGAGGCCGTATGAAGGGTCTTAGTTCTAAAGATATCCCATTCGGCTTCATTAATGCCGTATTGTTTTAAGACGTTAGTTAATCGCGGATCTAGGTCATTAAATGTTTTACTAGCATTACCGGCTAGGTGGTTACTCATCATGATGGCAGTACCTGAACGATGACTGTCGTTCCACCAGCTCATTAGATTAAGCTTAAAGAACCGTTGCTGCAATTTAGCCATCGTGTTTGGTAACGAATCCGTACTGCCAAATCTAGCGGTTACGTCACCAATCAAACCATCAAAACCAACACCTAGTAATCGTGCTAGCTCTTTACGTTCAGCGTCGCCGCGACCACGGAACACGTTCATAAAGGTCTCGGTATATGCATTTAATAACGGCACACCTTGATAACGTAATTCAGCGGCTTGGTTTGGAATATCCGTAATTGATGATACCACGGCGCCGCCTAACTTAGACATGTTCTGAATACCGCGGATAATTGACGAGATTCTAGCCACACTCACGTTTGCCGGAATCCTAGTAGTTCCATCAATCTCACGCAGTTGATTCATTAATGATCTGTCAGATAGTTGATCAAACAGTTTTAAATCATCGCGGTTCTTTAGTTTTAGCTGGGTAACTAGCTTATCAAACATGGCAACAGGGTTTGTGCCTAAACCTTCCATCAAGGCAGTATTTCTAGCCATGTGCTCTAACCCGCCTACCACGGATTCACGCAGATCTTGGGTGCCAAACTTTTCGTTATACATCATAAACGATTCAGCGTCTTTAAAGTGCAGCAACCGTTCTTGACTCATCTTCTTAGCAATGTTAGCAGGTCCTTTAAATCCATGCAAGAAGTTACTTTCAGCTTCACCCTTAAACCGCTTGTGTAAACCAGTAGCTAGACCTTCGTAAGCCCCGCGTAAGAATTCTTCAGGGTTAGCATCCTTAAAAGTTTCTTCAGCATCTAGTTTATCCATGATGAAGTTTTTCCACTCCTCAAACCCAGCACGTCTGATTCTGATTTGATCGTGCGATTGCCTGAAGATGTAACCAGGGCGCGGCTGAATGTAAGCGCCGGCTTGATTGGCCCGATTGATAGCTACCATTTGATATTTGTGAATGATCGCTGCTACCTCTTGAGCTACTAAATTATTAGTAACCCCTGGCTGTCCGTTTGGTTTAATCTCAAATAGTTCACGCGCAATGTCGTCATCCATATGGCCGCCAGAGAAATGCACGAGTAAATCTTTTTGCTCAAGGTCTGCAATTAGGCGACCTAGATATTTATTAGCTAGGGCTTTACCTTGGGCATCAATACTAAATTTTGATTTTTGCGCACTCTTAATACTACCCACCATTAAGGCAGATAGTCCTTCAGCTGGGTTGTCAAAGCCGTCGACAAAGTTTAAGGCTTGTGCCATTACCTTGGTATTAATTAAGTTGTTTCGTTTTTCAATGGCCGCAGTTAAAATAGAATCTTTTAGACGTTGCTGTAAATGGGCAGCAATCGTAGCATCTAAATTCTCAACTTGTAAGGCTTTTTTCTTTTGTGCAATAAACGAATCAATCTCACTGAGTAAGTCTTCAGCCTGTTGATCGGTAATTTTATTCTCACCAGCTGCCTTTTTAATGATGTTTAAGCAATCTTGATAGGCCATGATTATCCCTTATTAATACAAACAGCGGCTGCTTGTGCAGCCTTATACAGGTTTTGTGCGTCAGCAGCTGCCATGTCTGCTTGTTCGTTAATTGCTTTAAGTTCTTTTTCTAAAACTTTTGCAGTAGCCGGATCTAAGTTTGCCATTTGTGAATCTAGCGAGACTTGTAAATCCTCAAGTTCTTGTGTCACCTTAGTCAAATCGTCAATGCCGCCTTTTAAGGTATCACCAACGGCATCAATTGGTTCATTGACTAGTGGCGTAGTATCGGCCGCATTACTGCCACTTTCTTTCCACTGTTTAGCGGTCTTTAACATATCGCCGCTTGGTTTCTCAAAGGGCAAGTGCGCATTCTTATCTACAACTTGTAGTAACAAGGTTGGATCACCACCAGTACCTTTTGGTGGCAATACTTGGACTATCCGGTATTTATTGCTCCGAGGTAGCAGTACTTCAAATTCTTGTTGAAGTCCAAGGTGTGGTCCAACCATTAAGGCTTGTTGACCTTGCGGCACGATGATCTGCGCAATTGAACTCATACCCTGGTAACTTCCATGCCAATTTTTAGCAAAGTTAAAGCTAAGTGATGTACTAGTAAAACCAGGTAATTCAATCGTGTTGCCTTCAAGAGCTTTTAAAAGATTATAGGCATCTTCACCATTAATCTTTGCGCCCTTACCAAAGGTAGCTAACCCTTGCTGTTGCAGCAATTCGTTAAAAGCGTTGTGGCCAATATTGCCTCGCCACACTTCAATGGCTTCAGTTAACTTAGGTGCTTTAGCAATTGCCGCATCTAATAGATCAATGTCCTTTTGAACAAGGGGATCAATTGGTTCGCCCTTAAGTTTATTATTCCATAGGGCATTATTTAAAGTACTGTAGTAAGATCCGGTATATTGCTTAATAACGTTCTTTTCATCAGTATTAATGTGCTTTAACGTGGCTTCTTTAGTACTATTTAAAAAGTTAAGAGCTTCTGATTGACTAGTAAATTGAATCTTATTTTGATCTTTAGCGGCTTTCTTTGCGGCGTCAGCATAAGTATTTTGTAAGTCAATCCGCCTTGCTAGTAAAGTTTCTAATAAAACTTTAGCTTCGGTTTCTGCCAATCCGTGTTGTTTTGCTGTATCAACTAACTTAATCAATTCTGATTCAGGAACACGCAAAATACGGTATACCGCATCATCAATGTCATCGATACTTTTTGCTAGTTTAAATACTTTAGCTGCTGCCGGATTCATTGAAGAATTCTGTAAAGTCTGAAACTCCTTAACAGTTGGTCCAAACTCTTTACCCTTAGGTAAACCTTGGGCACGGTATAACAAGGCACCACCTGGGTCAATCCTAATTACTTCGCCACTGGGCATTAGTAACATATTCCAGTTTGGTGCGTTTCCTACTACGTCCCAATTACCTAAAAACGCGTCAACCATAAAATGACGTAAAAAATCACGCTGCACATCAGGGTCTAATTTGATAAATTCATCAGGCGACAATGGTTTACCTTGATGAATTAATTCTGAAGCTACACCAATTGTATTACCTTGATCAGTAACAATTGTAGTTTTTGGCATTGGTACATTAAACCAGCGATACAAAGTTGCTGCAATCCATTCATTCATTGAACGGTTAGGATCTTGGTATTTTACGTAAAGATCACCACCAGTAACTTGGTCTTTATGTAAACCACCTGGGTTTGTCCCTTGTTGCGGACCAATACTTTTTAGTTGCGTAACATCTAAGGTTTCATCAAAGCCGCCAAAGGATTTATATTTTAATGGAGTATCATCAGCAACAAACGACTTTAAATCTTGGGCTGTTGCTAGTACGCCTTCTTTACCACGAGGGTTTAAATCAGAAAATATTTGATCAGCAGGATCTTGCGAGAACATGCCTTTCATATTGTCAAATGGTGCAATGACAATGTTATGCTGATTTTGTAGCGGATCAAATGCTACTTTATTGATCTCGATAATATGGGTAATGTTGCCTTTATCTAACTTATAAGAACCCTTATAAGCCATTGACATACCTTCATCACCAGATAATCCGTGAATGGCTAATAAATCTTGTAACTGAGTGGTCACCTTATTCATGTCGATTACACCACCCGCCGCGTAGGAAGGCGAAGTAATCAAGGACATTGGAGCACCGGCTAAACGTTTATCTTTGCCAGCTTTTACAGCAACTACGTTTCCGTCCGCTGTAGTAATGTAGAAGGCAATGTTATTGCCAAGGTTCATCTTAGCTGTTTGCTCAATGGCTTCTTTAAGCGCTGGCGTATCTACGGCTTGTTTGATTTGCTGAACGGTAATCCGATTGGTAGGTCCTGTTGTGACCTTATCCATCAGTTCTAAGCTTTTACCTATATCAGCAGCCGGAGGATATTCTTTAACTGGACTTAATTTTTTAAGTTCAGGATCTAATTCAGGTGCTGGTTCAATTGCTTTAGTATTGACTGACGCTGGTGTAGTATCAAAGTCATCAATGTTAATTGCAGTAACTTTTCCGTTACCAGCCCCATGTGTAGCTACAGGACCTACTTCAACATTTTTACCTGCGGCCAATTGTTTAACTGATAAGTCAAAGGCTTTAACGTGGCTTTCTTTACGCAAACTTCTTACGCCGTCAGCTATCTTGCCGCCAACTGCAAATAGTCCAGCCCCTGCAACCGTGCCAAAGGCGACGTTAGCCAAGGAGTCGTACATATCGTAGTCAGCTTTACTTTGGATCTTGTCAGCGTAAATAAAAGGTTCCACACCTAAGGTGCCGACAAACCCTGCTTCGGCTCCTCTTGCCATTCTAGATGCGGTTTTAAAGCCAGATTCAGCAAGTTTTGCATATCTTGCTTGACCTGCTAATGGAATAAACCCAATTGCAAGACCTACAGGATCTAATAGAGATGCTCCCATTTCAATACCAAGAGCCATTCCATTATCAACAAAACCTTGAGCACGGCCTACAATATTGTTATACCGGACTTCATCTAGCTTACGTTTATGTTGAATTGACGCAACAAGACTACTAATTGGTTTATCCCAAGTTAAATGCCCTGGAATACCATATTGCTGGTTTGCTTCATCTGGGTTTAGATAAACTGGCCGCTCTGCAACACCAAACTCTTCTAAAGTAGGTCGGCGTCTTTCCCCGGTACTACCGCCGCCTCTAGCACTTGAATAGCGCTTACGATATAAGGAACGTAATTCCTCATCAGAATATTTTGTAAGTTCTTCAGCGCGGTCTAATTCACTTAAATTTAAAATAGACTGCAAACCAGAATCTGCTTTGTCCCAAGCAGCTCCTGCGACCTCACTTCTAGTTGCTCTTACACCGTCAAAACCAAATGATTGAAACCAGCGTGAAGGCGCCTCATCAGTAAAATTTAAACTAATAGGACTAGTTTCGCCAGTAAATGGTTTAAGTGAAAGTGGATCCTCAACTGTTACGTTAGGATCTTTAGCTTTTAGTTTTGCCATTATCTAGATATTCCACGAATTACATCTTCCATTCTAGTAAGGCGACTTGGTTTTTCAGTTAATGTTTTTCTAACATCATCTGGAAGTTTTTGAGTTAACTTTGAAAATGGAATACTAACCGTGCCGCCATCCGTAGTTGGTACTTTTTCTGGTACTCCGTTTGAATTAATAATTAAATCTAAACCAGTACCATCTTGATTAGTAATCCAATAACCGTTTTTAGAAAGTGATCTTAAATAACTTTCATTCATAAAAGCAGGCTGTTTTGCTACTGCCGGATCCATAGAACCAGGCACTGCAATTTTAAAGTTTTGCGCTAAATACATTGGGTTTGCTTTAATTAATGCCGCATTTTCATGAATTTGAGGCAAATTATATGTATTAGTTTCACCAGGTTTTGATTTTGGAATGTAATAAGTTCCACCAGTAACGTCAAAACTTTGCATTACATCTTGCCACGCGCGTTTGACTGCGCCTGTTGTGTCAGTACTATTTGTATTAATTAATTCTGCAGTGGCCATTTTAGCCACCAACGTTCTAGCGGCATCAAAGGTAGCAAGACGATTAGTTAACCCGCCAGTAATTGCTTTACGGTAAGCATCTCCCATCTGCATGGCAGTACCTTCAATATCTTTATAACTAACCCCTTTTTGTAAACTAGGAGCTAAATTACCTAGAAGTTTATCGTCTAGTTTTAAGGCATTTAAAATTTTAGTTTCAGCAGGTGTTCCTAATGCGCGTGCAGCAAACATATATTCGGATGGTAATGCACCTTGACCTGTCGTTAACTGTCTAAATGCAATGTCGGCTTGACCTCTAAATTCACCATTTTGCCCGCCATATCTAGTTCTCAAACTTTGTAGTCTACCAGCAACTTCATTTGGTGGAGCTTTGAGGAGATAATTAATTTCATTCGTGCGTTCTTGTTGACTTAAAATTGCGTAATTAAATGGCTCTACGCCGGCTTGACGCTGTAAGACAAGCATCTGATCGCGCCCGCCAGCAATATCGCCTGCCTGCATTTTTTGCTGCACTGCCGGATGCTGCGACCAAAATGCCCCCGGATCTTGTGTGCGTTGTTGAACCCATCCATTTATTAATTGACCAACATTTTCTTTAATCTTAAGTTGATCAGCCGCATTTGCATTTGGTGTTGGCGTTAATTGATTGTAGCCGGCAATCATTTGATCGACGGGTAAAAATCTTAGACTAGACGCGGCATTCCAGCTAGATTGCGCAATATTGGCTTGACGTTGCATCTTATCTGCCATTACTACGGCACGATCACCGCCTATTACTCCGGATACCGCATTGGCTATTCCATTCTTTCCAGAGAATTGAGGTAAACCTGTGCCGGTACTTTGAATTAAGGCAAGGTGAGACTCAAAATTTTTCTCTAAATTATACTGTTGTAAGACATTACCGGCTTCATAGGTATGCTTAGCTTCACGAAATAATCTATTGAATTCATTAGGATCTAAACCTAATTGTTCCATCCTAGTCGGATTTTTTTGCAGTTCTTGCAATGATTTGTAAGCAGCACCGGGACTATTAGTAATCATGGTTTGATACGCCGCAATTGTAAAATCACCGCGGGCATCTCGCATTCTTGCTAAAAACCTATTGTCAACAACCCCGCGGTAACCTTCAATTTCTTTAGTCTTAGGATCATCTAGTGTATTGTATAGAGTTTCCCATTTACTAATCATTTGATCTAATAGCGCTGGATTAGAACCTACAGCAATGATGTCAGCTTTTCTAGCTTCCATTAAACCAATTTGACGGGCTTCTACACGTTGATTTGCTTCAAACTGGATAGCTTCTCTTGCAACCGAACCTTTTACTTGCTGAACATATTGATCCCACATTTTCTGCGAGTAACGGTTAGAATGTTTCCATTTAGGATCATTAACTAATTCATTAAACGCCTTATCTACTTGGTTAAAATGTGTATCTGGCTGTGATGTACCACCGTAATCAGGGTCTAAATATTTTTTAGTATTTGCGCTATCGGTCTCACGAAGATCACTGATTCGTTTAGTAAGTTCAGTACTAAATGCGGAGGTTGTAGTAGCATGCTCAATAACAGCGGTATCTTTTTGACGTTGTACTTCCGCGTCCGCCAATAAACCGCCTAATTGCGCAATTGCTTGTCCAGTCTTTACAAAACCGCCGCCGGCAGTTTCTGCCATAGCCGCAATTTGGCGACTATCTAATCCTGACATAGGACGACCGCCTAATCCAATACCGCTAATTTGACTTTCTTGATACGTTGGAATTCTTGGCATATTAACTCCACTTACCCATATTTTTACCGGCAACCCCAACACTGCCCAATCCGCCTAATACAGTGCCGAAGGCCGCTGTTGTTCCTGCTTGACCGGCTGCCTTACCTTGCATTCTTGATAATTCAGCTTCTGACCTGGCATTCTGATAATTAATTTCGCCACCGTAAAGAATGGCTAATCTATCCATTTCGGCTTGTTGAACCGTATCTTGTTGTAACTCTAGTGCAGTACCTTCCATTTGAATACCAGAAGCCAATACTGCTGCTCGTTGTGATCCAATTGCCCGTCGTAATCTAGCTGATTGGCGCTGAGCATCGTATTCCGCATTTTGCCTGGCAATTTGAGCATTGCGTTCTTGAACGGCTGCTTGATAATTTAAAGCCCGTTCTTGTGCTTGACCCGCTTGATATTGCCCATAGGCAGTAACTGCCGTACCTACGGCAATAGTTGCCAGTGCGATACTTGACATTGCTGCCATATTAAACTCCCTTTACATGAGCACGTTCAACGAGCTCATACCCAAGTTTTTTATAAATTGGACCTGCCGGAGTGTCGCCGTTAATAACAAGATCAGACATTGTAATTGCTTTAACTCCGTGTTCTTTAGCCCAGTTTTCAAAAGCTTGCAATAAACGAATTGATGCTGTTGAACCGCGGTGTTCCTCATTGACCCACCAACCTAATTCAGCGGCTACCTTTGTATTTCTTGCAAACCAAAAATTTGTGATAATTCCGCAAATACAACCAACAATTTTGCCTTCTTTTTCTGCCACAAAGACAACACCATTATCAATCAAATTGCAAATTCCGAACACTACATCATCGCGTTCAATTTCAGTATAGTCCGTAAATTGAGAATAATTTAAAAATGGTCCTGCCATTGCCACAATAGCATCAACATCTGGGACGCCGGCTTTTCTAATCATCTTTCAGATACGACCATGGCGTACATGATCATTAAAATAGTTGCCGGATGTGGCGTATCAGATTGAATAGTTAAATTAAATTCGCGGTCTGGCGTATGCTGCAATAGCACTCGCTTATCTCCGGTAAATAATTCAACACTACCCATGGCTGATCCTGCCTCCCTAAATGGGATAATTTCTAAATTATTTTCATTAACACCAAACTTCAAATTAAACGTATCTACAACCCTAAAGGTGACTCGCTCAATACGTCTTATTTTACCCTGACTTGGTCCGTTTTCTGTTTGAACTTCGGGGTCTAATGTGCGGGCTTTAGCTACATAGCCAAGTCCGACAGCCGCTGTCGTTGCCGGTCTATCTAGTGTAATTTGCCCGCTAGTTACTGTTCGATTAGGGTGAACGGCGCCGTTTACAAAAACTTGTACAACTTGACCTTCTAAATGGTTTAGCCCAGTTAAAGTACTTGTGGCGGCTCCAGAGTAAGATAATCCGCTGTCGACAAAGAAAGCTTGCTGCACGGTATCGCCTTTAGCTGTGTCAAAAGATCTTTCTAAATATTCGACGTATTTTACAGTTGCGCCATTGATTGTCCGGCGCACAACCATATAAAGAATTTCAGACGATTCATCTGCCTTAGGAATAACCGCAATTGATTCTACAAATGTATTTGTGCCGCCAATAATATGCCGGTGCCACGCCACTACCTCTTGTTCGCGCTCGTAGGTTAAACAACGCAATTGACCGGTTTGTAGTAAGACCCAAACTAGATTATCTGGTGATCTTGCATACGCAATCTGCTTGATGTAACCAGTGGTAATATGCTCAGCTAACAAAGTCATGTCTGGTGAAGTATACCCATCAGCATTAACGTCGTAGGCAAGTTCACGAACTTTTAATCTTGACCTATCAATGTATAGGGTAGTTCTACTAGCTCCAACCACCCGTTCATCAGCGCTGCCGTCCGTTGTTTCACGCGATACCGTAACGTTTGTTGGTGTTAATGCTTCAAAGTTTCGGCCTGACGATAGAATAAACGGACCGTCTGATGTACCAATCTGTAAGCGCTTTTCGCCGTAGATCCATCTAATAGCATTAACTTGATCTGTCGATAGCGTAAAATTCAATGCAGAATCATCTAAGACTTCACCGTTTTCATTTGTAGGACTAAAGCTAAGGAAGTCACCAGACCTGCTCCCCCAAATGGTAGAGGGCTTCTGAGTGGATCCTGCAAAGAATAGCCGTTCTTGAAAGAATGAAACGGCTGACGGCCACCCCGTGGTATTAGACCAACTGCCAAGGCGCCAAATATCAGTTGCTGAGGTGGCATTAAATGGAAAGTCCTCATCTACCACGGCAGTTACTTGTGTCGCACTGATATAAGCAGTAATCTTAGCCGCACCCCAGTGGGCGGTCGAGTGGCCAATCCTAATCCACCTACCTACGTCAGTTGAGGTAAAAATACCAGTACTTGCTGTAATAGTAGTTGTACCAGTGGTATGCTGCGGGTTTACGGTGGTGGCAGTGGTATTAGCCGCGTCGTATGGACCGTCTTTAAATGCAAAATCAGTTAGTGTCCAGTTAGTTGCACCTAAACGGTTTAACTGCTTAATTGGATAACTTTTATGAACTAAATATAAGATGTCTGCTGATTGCGTAAAATCTAATCCATCAAGATCTGCCGTTGTATAGGGCGTAGCGATCTCATAAATACTACCGCCGTTATATAACTGGCCTTCATTGCGGTAAAAACGAACATATAAATTACCAAATTCTAAAACATAGGATTGGGTGGTTGAAAAGATAAATGGAATTAATTTTACCGTCGTTGTAACTTTAGTACTAGCAATAAACCTAGTACCTGGCCGTTTAGTCATGCCTCCGTGCGGGAAGATAAGAAAGTTTTCACAGCGTTCTAACGATGATCCATATTTGGCAAGGTCAATACGGCCATGTAGCCGCGGACTAATTTCACCGCCAGTAAAGTTAGTCTGAATCGGAGTGCTTTTAGCCATTAATACCTCGGTGGGGTCGAGATCCAGCTAGGTGTTACGCCGGTTCTAGAATCTAACCAGTAATCGGTATCAAGTACATCTTGCGCATTTTCTTGCGCATCAACAAACTTAGCTTCACGAAGTTTTAGTTCATACAAGTTATACATCCGCTCCATAGCTTCAGTACTTTGTAGTAATGGGTGCGCCATATCTGCGGCTAATCTAGCGGCTAAAGCGTCAACTAACAAGGTATCATAGGTAATAACATCGGTAATTAAACCAATGTAGGTAATCTGCAAGATCTCGTCATCATAGAGAATCTTTTTGCCTTCAATGCTGTATTTACCTAGGTTATTTTCAATGCTAAGTAAACGTAAAAAATCGGCTGGTAAGGTAAAAGCATAGGCATATCCATACACTGGTGCTTGCGCTTCTTGTGGTAATGAAGCCCGCTTAATTAAACAGTTCCACGGGTGACCTCTAAATACTGCAGCCCTGGTGTCATTAAATAATCGATTTGCCGTACTAGCTGGCTTAGTTGAGTCTGACAACGAATTAATGGGATCTACACCAAGCATTGTTAATGCTCGATTAACGATATCAATGTCTGATGTGGCCATGTCAAGCTCCTAAGTAAAGAAGGGGATCAGGCACGTGAACCCGACCCCCTAAGTTGCTGCATTTACTACTTAATCAATCGAATACAAAATGTAACCGTTGATTGTTGCTGCATCAGGGAGTGTACCACCCTCAACTAATCCAGAAATTACCATACCTTCGCGACTTGTCCATTTAGACGTAATGTCAGAAGTAGTAGTTCCTGCAGAAGCAATGGAGGTAGACGCCAAGAAAGCAGTAGTATTGGCGGCGACTGTTGCATTAGCAATAGATGTGTAACCAGTATGTCCGATTTTTAACGTGCGCGCAGCGCCAAAGGCCGAGTAAGTTACAGAGATCTGCAATACCCGAACTGTGCCGCCTGGAAGCGAAGTTAAAAGAACATTATCACCGGCTGTACCTGCGCCAGATTGCGTATATGTAAACGCAGCAACGCGAACGCGACCGTGTTCATCACATGCATCATTCATGACAGGAGGTACTGCAACATTATTGCCGTACTCAGTAGAATTAAAAGTAGCCATGTCTGTTCTCCTTATTCAGCACAAATGATTTCGACTACTTTTTCTTCTTCCATCCGGGTTGCCCCAAACGAAGCAGAAACGTAGACTTGGGTGGAATTGCGCTTGTCACGGCGTGGACCAATATCGACAGTAATGTCGCTACCAACAGCTAGCAACAACCCCGATTGTGCCCATGCCACGCAACGACGATGGCTAGAAGCATTAGTTCTAACTAATTCCGTGCGTACAAACTCAAATCCCATAAAGCTATTAAGCTCACCTTGAACTAAAGCGCGGACAGTGTTGTAGTCTGCACTAGTAACTTCAGTAGTTCTTAACAAATCATTCATTTGTTTTGCTGTCATAGCAATGTAACGACGTTCTGTAGGATCTACTTCGTTTTTGTCTAGGATTTGCTTTGCCCGGCGTAGTTTAGCAATGGTCAAACCAGAGTTAGCCGCTGCACCAGATTCTACATAATCAACGGCAACTTGTTGAGTATTTGGAAACGATACAACTGACGAACCGGTTTTACCAGTGTAAACAGAACCAAAAGCAGCATCAAGAATGATCTCATCCATCTTGCGGCCTAGTGCATAAGCAGCGTTTTGGCTGTAAGGTGAGGTCGGATCAATCAACATGCGGATACGATCTGTACGATCAATAAGATCTGCCCAGTCGAAATCGCGCAAAGAAACGCGACGACGATCGTGCGGAACATTAATCAACGGAGTATCTTGATGACGGCCAGTAACTTCCTGGGCGGATGTAGCACCAATACGATCATAGAAGTCAAATTCAGCGTTCTGAGATTCAGCGCGAACGAGTGGGCGCAAGCGTGAACCTTTTTGCTGAACAAGGTGTTCTACGTTAGCACGGTACTGTTGTACAAATGCTGTAGTAATTTGAATGGACATACGTCCTCCTTATATCAGTTAAAGTTAAATACAATGCTCGCAGAGGTTGCCCAAACGGACCCCTACATACCCTTATGGCTAGGCGACACCACCGGACCCTTTCGGGTTGCCCGTTACTAGCATAATACAGTAAAACTGTACACTAGTTAAACTTTTTTAAGATCCGACTTCTTCCGGATACGCAAACCCATAAAGTTCGTGCATCTTCTTAACGGCTTCAGCATGACCTTCAGTGGCTGGACTTAAATACGCCGACATAAACTTTTCATCTCGCTGCATACGCGCAATCTCTTGGCGGGCTGCATCAGGCGTTAATGTAAAGCCCCCGGCTTGTCCTGGCTGAGTCAATGACTCTTGCATTTTCTCACCGATCTTAGCAAAGACTTTGATAAACATTGGATTGTCACCAAGTCCAGTTTCATTGAGCCACTTCTTCATATCCTCGCCGCCAAAGGTATCAACGGCTCTTACAGCAAGGTCAATCTTTTGGTCGTATGCTTTGCCAAATTCTTTTTTGACGTCATTAACCCATTGCTCACGCTGTTGTTGCCCGGTTTGCATCATCGCAGTATGTTGTTCACCGGCAAACTGCATGTAGTTCTTAAATACGGTTTCGGCTTGCTTTTGTGACAGGCCGGCTTCATGAAACACTTTCTTAAAGTGATCAATTGCTTCTGGTTGAAATGGCATATCCTCAGGGATAATACCCTTAGGATCTAAGTTGTACTTACCATCTTGAGGTCTTCCTAGTTTCTCATAGAACGAATCCCACTCAGTAGGATCAGCTCCTTCGCCTGGAATGACTAGCTTATCTTTACCAATCATGCGCTGAGCATGTACATAAGATTTTGCCAGACCGTTTAAATCCTTAATATCAGCTAGAGTAGGATCAGAACGTAAGCCCTCATCGAGAGCTGCCCGCCAATCGATAGAACCACTCGAGCTGCCCGCTGCGATGGTTGCTGCAGTCGATGCGCCACCATCATTTACTACGGACCCTGTGTCTACTTCACTCATTTTGCATTGCCTCCATTTGTTTCAAGATTTGTCTTGGGTCTCTTTCCAAAAACCGCAAGATGCTAAGTACAAGACGACGCTGGCCTTCACGGTGCGCTGTCTCATAAGGATCACCTGCTACGTAACTTGTATCAGAAAGAAAACTAATCTTACATAGATGTTCTAATACACGTTCGCCATCAGGCGTGGAAAAAACCATTTTATACGAGTCATGCAGTTTCATTAAGTCTTGTGATTTCACTGCATTGGTCCCATTGTTTGTTGATCAATTCCTTGATTTGGTGGTTGCTCACCTAAACCAGGGGCTACAGCTGCGGCGTTGGCTGCATCTTTAGCGGTTGCTGCAAGTTCACGGCCAGTTGCCACGTCTTGCATTTGTTGTTGCTGTTGGGCGCGGCCTTCACGAATCTTAGCCACTTCCTCAGCAGATAGCAAAGTTTCTTGCGGTGCATCTAACAAGCGATGCGCCCACCGTACTGTACCATCAGCATTAAGGTTATCAAAGATCTCAGGTTTAACGTTAGCCAGTGGCACTAAGGTTTCTAGCAATCTTGTGAAACTAAATAGTTGTTGTGTCTTTTGAGCCCGAGCAACTGGTGATACATAGTCAATGCGTAGCATACGACCTTGCGCCATGGGAGGTGCAGGTGGTAACATACGCCGACGATTCATAATATTAAAGACGCGATCGATCAAGGGTCCTAGGAACTCGGTTTGTAAGCGACCAACCATTGGTCCCAT